CGGGTCTCGGCGTGCGTATCCTGCCGGGTCTGACCGCCAACATAGACATCCCGCGCAATTCGGTCGCCTCGACGCTCGGCATGCTGACGGAAATCGGGTCGGCGGCTGAGACCAACCCCAACATCGCCAAGCTGTCGCTGTCGCCCAAGCGCATCGGCGCGTATGTCGAGGTTTCCAAACAGGCCATCATCCAGTCCTCGATGGCTCTGGAGCCGATGATCCGCGACGACCTGCTCATGGGCGCTGCGATCCTGCTGGAGAACCAGGCGATCAACGGCAACGGCACCGCGCCGAACATCCTGGGCCTCCGCAACACGACCTCGATTTCGACGGCGACTGCCGGCGCGAACGGGGCGACGGTCGCGTGGGCGCACTTCGTCGATCTGGAAAGCGCGGTGGCGAACGCCAACGCCGAACCGGATCGGCTCGCCGGCTACCTGACCAACACCAAGGTCCGTGGTCGTGCGAAGCAGGTGCAGCGCGGCACCAACCTGCCGTTCATCTGGGACAACGGCGCGCAGCCGGTCAACGGCTACCGGGTCGCGGTGACCAACAACGTCCCGGCGAATCTGACCAAGGGCACCAGCACCACCGTCTGCTCGGCGACGTTCTTCTCGTCCGACTGGTCGATGGCCGTCCTGGGCCTGTTCGGCGCGCCGGACATCGTAGTCGATCCCTACACGAAGTCCGACACCGGCCAAGTGAAGATCACGCTCAACCAGTTCGCCGACTTCGGCGTCCGCCAGCCGGGCGCCTTCGCGGTGATGCTGGATCAGTTGACCTGATCCAAGTATGACTAGCGCCGCGCGTCGAGAGATCGGCGCGCGGCGTTTTCTTTAACCCTGGAGGACTGATGGTTTGGCGTCTGGAAACAAGCAACGGCGACGAGGCGAGCAAGGTCAAATATGAGGTGCTGCGGTACTGCAATCGCGGCCTCGACATCGGGTGCGGGCCGCGCAAGGTCTGGCCGCATCTGATCGGCGTCGATAACCTGACGGACACCAAGCTTTTCGGCATCCGCATGCGGCCGGACATCGCGATCAGCGATGCGTCCAGGCTGGCGATGTTCGCGGACCAGTCGTTTGACACGGTGTTTTCGTCGCACACGCTTGAACACATTGAGGACTACCGCGCAACGTTGCGCGAATGGTGGCGTCTTCTCGCACCTGGCGGGCACCTGACGCTCTACCTGCCGCACTGCGACCTGTATCCGCGCATCGGGCAGCCCGGTGCCAATCCTGACCACAAGCACGACTTCGCGCCCGAGGACATCGTCGCGGCCATGCGCGAGATCGCGCCGGACTGGACGCTGCTTGTCAATGAGACGCGCGACCAGGACGATGAGTATTCCTTCCTCCAGGTCTACCGCCGCGAGAAGCCAAGCGCCGGTCAGATGGACAAGGCCAGCGAGCCGAAGCCCGAGAAGAGCGTCGGCATTGTGCGCGTAGGCGGGCACGGCGATGCGCTCTGGGCGTCGAGCGTCTGCGCGAACTACAAGGAGCAGGGCTATCACGTCACCTGCTATGTCGGGCCGACTGGCGGCGCGGTGCTGAAACACGACCCGAACATCGATGACCTGGTGGTCTTCAGCGACACCGTGATCCCGAACGAGGAAGCGGTGGCGTTCTGGTGCCATCAGGCCAAGCGGCATACGAAGTTCATCAACCTGATCGGCAGCGTCGAGAACCGGCTGCTGCCGCACGAAACCAGCTACGAGTTCTTTCTGCCGCAGACCGTTCGTCATCGGCTGATGAACGCAAACTATCTTGAGACCGTTCACGCCTACGCCGATCTGCCGCCATCCAATTTCCGCCAGCGCTACTATCCAAGCGCCGCCGAGGAGGCCTGGGCCAAGCGCATCCGTGCAGAGCTGCCGGGGCCGGTCGTCGTCATCAATCCTGCGGGCAGCGGGCCGGTCAAATACTGGCCCTACACGCAGCGTTTGATGGAGCTTCTGGCCGCGCGCAAAGTCTATTCAGTGGCGCTCGGCGACATCCGCGATGAGAGCGTGCTGGGCGTCGAACCCTACGGCATCTACGCGGGCATGGAGTGGCCCGTAAGGCATGCGCTGGCGTACGCGCTACAGGCCGACGCTGTCGTCGCCACCGAAAGCCTGATCGCCAATGCGGTGGCATTTGAGCCGATGCTGAAAATCGTGACGCTGTCGCATAGCAGCGTCGAGAACCTGACGAAGCACTGGGTCAACACCGCGAGTGCAGAACCGCTGGCGCTCGGGTGCTATCCATGCCACCGCGTGCATCCGCCGAACTATTCGTTTTGCGCGCGCGACACGACGACAAAGGCTGCTGCGTGCCAGGCGCTCGCGCGGCCTGAGAAGGTGGCGGAACTGGTGCTGAATTACCTCGAGCACATCGGCAAGCTGGAGCCCGTGAAATGAACATCCAAGGCGACATCGCGGCGCTGATGGACATCGATATTTTCGGTGTTGCCGCTCGCGTCACGCGCGCCGGCCAGACGGTCGGCACGAAGGTCGCCGGGATCTACGACGACGAATACGAGGCTGTTGACCCGCGCGGCGGCATCCCGTTCGCGGTGTCGCAGCCGCGCTTTATGGTCGCCACCGCTGATCTGCCGACAGGCACGCGCGAAGGCGATGCGCTGCGTATCGGCTCGACCACCTACACGATCCGCGTCGTCCAGGCTGACGGCACGGGCGTCACGACGCTGCTGCTGGAGAAGCCCTGATGCCGCACCAGCGCGAGGCAATCCGCGATGCGATGGTGACGGCGCTTACCGGCCTCGCGACGACCGGCGCGCGCGTCTATCGGTCTCGGGTCTATCCGATCGCCGCGCATCTGCTGCCCGCGCTATTGGTCTACGCGCGCGGCGAGACAAGCGAGCGCGAGATCGTCATGGGCGTGCCGACCAAGCTGGTCCGCCGCTGCGATATCATCGTTGAGGGCATGGCGCGCGCCGTGGCCGATGTTGACGAAACCCTTGACGATATCGCCGCCGAGGTCGAGGCCGCCATTGGCGGATCGCAACTGAGCGGTGCGGCGCGCGACTGCACGCTGACCAGCACCGACATCGACATCGTGGACGGCGGCGACCAACCGCTCGGCGTCGTCCGCCTCACGTTCGCTGTGACGTACCGCACGGCGGAGAACAACCCCACGACGACATCGTAAGGAGACGACGAAATGGCAAACCATCGCGGCCAGGAAGGCCTCGTTCGGGTCGGCACCAGCGCGGTGGCCGAACTCCGTTCGTGGTCGCTCGACATCACGCAGGACACCATCGAAGACAGCACGATGGGTGACACGTTCCGCACCTACACCACCGGAATGAAGTCGTGGTCGGGCCAGCTAACGTGCTACTGGGACGAGAGCGACACGAATGCCCAGATGGCGCTCGCGCCGCTCGGCACCAATGCCGGCACGGCGACGGTGACGCTGCTTCCCGAAGGCACTGCGACGGCGGCGACGACCTATAGCGGCGTTGTGGTTGTCACGGGCTGCTCGCACACGGCCAGCTTCGACGGCATGGTCGAGGCGACGTACAGCTTCCAGGGCACCGGCACCCTGACGAAGACGAACTGATCATGCGGCTGATCGAAGCACTGGTGGCGCGCGCCAACGATATCGGCGCGCGCCGGATCGAGGTTCCCGAGGTCTCGCAGCCCGACGGAAAGCCCTATGCGATCTACGTCTCACCGATGACGGTGGCGGAGCAGCGCGAGTTGTCCCGCCGCTACAAGGACGATCCGCACAGCTACCTCATCGGCGCAATCATCATGAAGGCGCGCGACGAGAAGGGCGAGGCGGTCTTCACGCTTGAGGACCGCGACACGCTTATGCGTCGGTGCCCGGCGTCGATTGTGCAGTGGATGGCGGCTGAAATTTCGCGCGTGACGACGGTCGAGGAGCGCGAGGGAAACTGAGGGCCGATCCCGAGGAACTGTCGCTCTACAGCCTCGCGGATCGGCTCCATATGCGCGTCGCCGACGTTCTGTCGATGACGGTCGATGAGTATCGCGGCTGGATCGCCTACGAGCGCATCCGGCGGGAGAAAAGGTGATGGCTGTTCCGCCGCCGCTTAACCTAACGCTGACCGCAACAGACGAAACCAAAGCTGCTTTTGAGCAGGTACAAAACTCGCTTCGGCGCACAACTATGGCCGCCGAGCAAATGGGGGCGACGTCACAAAGGTCGTTTCGCGGCGTCGGAAACGTCGCAACGCAAGCCGGATTTCAGATCCAGGACTTTGCGACTCAGGTTACAGGTGGAACATCTGCGGTTACGGCTTTTGGGCAGCAAGCGCCGCAATTCCTTGGCGTTTTTGGCCCTGGCGGCGCGCTTGCTGGCGCTGCGATAGCTGTTGGCGCTCTCGGATATAAGCTTTGGGAGACAGCCAGTGCGGCCGAAGAGGTGCGCGATGCGATCTCTGAAATCGTTGATGAAATCGAGCGGCTGAACAAAGAGACGGCAAAGATTACCGCACCGACGCCGCGCTTGGGTGCAAGCCTTGAAATCGCAAAGCTTCAACAGGAG